GAAAGGCAATAGTAACATCGACCAAGTAAGGGACAGCACCAGCGGTGCGACCAGCGGAGGCTGAACCAGCCAAAGTTGTAACAGTTGCCATTATCGTTCTCCTTAAGCAGCGTTGTATTTAGCAGTGACGATGCCTTCAGGACGCAAGATTTTGCGACCATAAAGATGCATACCACGCACGATGTCAGCGAAGCTGTCTGGATCACGATATGTCTCGGTCTTAGTGATTTGCTGAGCAGTTGCAACAGCAGAGTCATGACCAGCAACAATCACACCAAAGTCAGTGTTTTGGTTTGCAGTACCTGCAGTACCAGCACCAGTACCAACTTTAGGTAGGTTGTTAGAAACATATACACGGAAGCCATGCAAGTTGTTAATGACCAAGCCGTTCTGCAAACCAGAACCACCAAAGTCACCATTCAACAAACGGCTGTCTTCGTCCTTCAGCATTTCGATGAAGATAGGATCAACCACCAACCAACGACCACCAGAGTCAACAAACTGTTGATCCAGCAAGCGACCCATACGAGCAATCACCATCAAAGGAGATGCTGTAGCGGTAGGCAAAGCTGTTGCACCGGGCAGACGGGGAGTCAAAGGAATGGAATGCTCACCAGCAGAGGAAGTGGTGATGTTACCAAAGCTACCTTTTTTCAGCTTCATAGTAGCCAACAACTCATCAGCACCAGCGGCAGTAACTGCCTTAGTACCAGCGGCTGCTGTACGAGCTGTATCAGGATTCACATGCTTTGCAGACTGTGAGAAACCAGACAAGTAACCCAAGACATCTTGGTCATACTGATCACGCAAACGATACGCTGCACGATCAGAAGCCATCTGCATGAAGTTCACATGTGAGTGAGCTGCTTCGATGTCATCAATCTTGAAAGCGTAGTAGTTAGCTTGGTCAACAACCAAGGTGAAGTCTTCGTCATTCAGATCTTGAGCAGTGATCTGTGTACCACGAGCATAGCTCTGGACAGACACTTCAGGTTCTTTAATGATTTTGACACTGTCGCCCATGTTTGCGATTTCACCAAAGTAATCGTTGTTGGTGATGTCTTCAACAGTAGACGCTTTACGGAATGCAAGTTGTACTTGCTTAGAATAGATTACCGGACTGAAGTTTCCATTCGGAAACTGACCGTAACCTGCAGCACTTGGAAAAGCCATTTTATTATCTCCTATAGATATATTGGCATATATTTAAATACGCTCAACATCACTACAGAGGCTGAATTTATTAGGTACATTACTTGTCCACTGTGCCCAATGGAACATAACGGGCTAACAAACTTTCAGGTGATTCTGACAGTTTATTGTTTTGCGTGACTAACAGACAAAACAAAAGAAACATCTCTTCAGTGTACTCTTGCTTCATCTTATTGATAGCTGCACAGACTAGTTGAATGTTTCCAACAACGTAGCCTTTACTGCTATCCACTCTATCGAGGCTTACTGTATTAAATTGGTTGGCTGTTGCAAGCAGCGGCAATTTAGTATAAGCACATCGACCATTTTGTTTTATTAACACCTCTAATAAATCAGAAGTATTAATAGAAAATTCTTTAGTTCTACCTTTTGCTTTTGTGCAAAGATTTTTTAACCTAGAAATAAGATCTCTCTCATGTAGAGGGATATATGAAAGCTTATTTCTAGCTACTGTACGCTTCGTACACTCTTTACAGTCGTTTCTTCTTCCGTAAAAATCTAAACGCAACTTAACTTCACCGCACTTGCGGCAGGTCTTAACTTCATCCATAACAATCCCCAATCAGATAAAGAGCTAGACTATGGATTGGCACAGTCAGGGGAGCTACCCTTTTCGCTCTGTTAAAGTTATACCAGTTGTTTCAGGTTTGTCAATACTTAACGAGCACTTCCGCTAATATCGTATACAAACTTACCTGATTGTAATGCTTTAGCAATAGCTTCTTGGTTCTTTTCATATTCAAAGGTAGACATTTTATTTACCTGTGACTCATAAAAGACACCATCTTTGCTTTCGCCTGTAGGCGCAGAACGACTACCACGGGTGTTAACACTCTCATTATCATACAAAGCATCTTGCACCCACTTAGGTTGTTCTTCAACCCAGTTGTGGAAGTCATCATCATCACGAATAACATCAAAGTCTGGGTGCAGACGCATCAATTCAGCTTCTGCTTTCTCCTTAGCTGTCTGATGCTCACGCTCATCAAGCTGTTTGAATCGCTCATCCAATGCTTGGGTTTGCTCCTTAGCCTTTTTAATTGCAATTGTTTCAACAATCTTTGCAACATCAGGGTAGGTTTTTGCCCACTCATTCAACTCTTCTTCACTCTTAGGAAGCTTAATTTGCTTCTCTGTGCTGCTCTGTAGCTGTGAACGAAGTTCATCAATCTGCTTCTGCAAAGCTGTTTGCTGTTGCTGAGAATGTCTGCGAAGATCACCGTAACGCTTCTTAAAGCTTTTCTCTTCTCCGCTTAAGTTACTATCGTCACCATCGTTTCCTTCTGGTGGGTTGTTCTTATCTTCAGCCAATCGTTTCAATTCTGCTTCTTCTTGTTCAATCCGATCTTTGTTAGCATTACGCTTACCAAATGGAGAGAACGCCTGAGCCTGTTGGTTCGGATTAATCACTGCTTCTGTCATAACATACCTTTTAAGTTGGGGCTAACTGTAGCTGTCAATACAGGGAGATAGGTAGCCAAAGATGGTGGGAAATTGTGGATACTCACCAGCCCACCTCTGGTTTGAGTATGCTAATTATATAGTATTATTTTCTAGAAGCAATGCCTCTTTTTTGAGCAGGTGTTGTCTTTTTAACACGCTTAGTAATAAGACCGCCTTTAGCTGCCTCTACTCTAATTCCTTTTTTTTCAGCTTGCAACATTTCCATAGGTTTAACAGCAAAAGACCCACCAAGGGCATCTACAGCAGTCATAGAAGCACCCTCAGAATCTTGTTCTCCAGCTTCAGCATTACCAGATTCATCATCACCACCAACACCACCACCAACGCCACCACCACCAACGCCACCAATGCCACCATCGCCAGCGCCTTCATCACCACCGTCATTTCCTGAACCTACAGTGGTATCAATACCACCTCCAGCATTTCCTATCCCTATAGTGGTATCAGTACCACCAGTATCTTGACGACCTGCAGTATCAGCACCACTAGTTAAACTATCAGCACCAGCACTTCCCCCTTGACCACCAAGAGCAATATCTGTTGCAGTTTGTTGAGAAGAAGTTTCTGCTACTTTAGCTTCTCTACCTGCTACATCAGCAGCAGCATCTCTACCTGCTTGAGCAGCAGCATCGGCTGAGCCACCTCTTACAATAACATCCGCAGCAGCTTGGCTAGCAGCACCCGCTGCTCCTTCACTCTTACCACTACTTGTAGCATCAGCGGCTGCTAAAGAAGCTGCAGTTGCAGCAGCACCAGCAGTACCACCAACAGAAGCAGGACCAGCAGTAGCGGCTGGCTGAGTTGCATTTAGATTAGTACCCCCAGTGTCAGCAATAGACGCTGAGAAAGCTTTAGCTGAGCTAGTAGCCAAGGCGTTATTAACTCTACCTGCAACACCAAGCAGAGGGTTAACGATACCAGCAACAGTCATCACTGTTCTATCTATTGTGTTTGGTGTTACAGAGCCATCAGGATTTAAGGTGAAGCCACCAATGCCTGTACTTACAGCACCTGTATCGGTGGCTGTAATAGAGCCACCAAAAGAATTTACACCTTGTCCTCTATCACCAGTAAATCCTGCATTAGCAGCAGGAGTAGTAGTGGTTGTTGTTCCTGTAGGAGTTTCTGTAGATGGTTCTGTAGTCGTAATAGGTGTAACTAAACTACCTCCTCTAGGCATATCTACTCCACGAGTTATAGATGGGTCTACTCCACCCGTAGATACAGCACCTGTTGTTGCTGTAGTTGTGCCTGTCATTCTACTTGCAGGGTTTGCATCAACAACAGAATATCCTTTAGGTATTCTCCCTGAAGGCTTACCATTGAAATAGGTCATGTACAAAGAATCACCAGCAGCATTCTTCAAAAGTCTTACATCATTTGCTGGATTTGTAATGGCTGTTCTTTGAATGTTGTATTTAGCTAAGATGTCTTTACTAGCTTCTGGAACTTTAACAACACCTCCACGAGCAAACTTCTGTTCACCCGTTTGCTCACCATCAACTTCAGAGATGATGTCATCAATCTCTGATTCAAATTCTTCATCACCTTCATGCAAAGCTTCTGGGTTTTCTACTTGATCAGCATTACCCATCTGACCAATCTCTGCCATTCGATTGAGTCCCTGCTTAGCTTCATCACGAAGCTTCATCAATCTTTCAAGACCAATATATCTAACAACATCAGCAGGAATAACAAACTCGCCTTCACTCAGTTGTGCAGGAATATCATCCCTCACTTCTTTCTGCAAAGATCCCGCAGGTACGTCATTGCCGGACACAGGATCTACTGTGCCGCCTTCATCTTTCATACCGCCTTCAGCAAAGAGTTGCTCTGTTTCATTGTTGTACATTAACTTCATCCTTTAGATGTTTTAGTCTGCGTAAAGCAGCAATGGCTCCTTGAGCCTTTCCAATCTCACGCACATCAACAGCTTGTTCTAAATTTTTATGCTGCTGAGCAATCTCAGCATCTAGCATATCTAAGAACGCTTCCCATGTAGCGTTAGTATTTACGAAGCCTTTAAGCTTGGGGAGGTACGGCTTGTACATTACCAGCAAATCCTTGTTCACCCGGCACTGGTGCAGCACCAACGCCAATATTTCCACCACCACCACCAGTCATATCAGATACTGGAGGAGGACCACCAACGGGAGAAGCACCCTCTGCAGGAGCAGGAGCTGTAGCTTGTTGCATCAGC